GGCAACGAGGATTCCTTCCAGAAGTCGGTGGCCAAGTACCTTAATGCAATAAACGCATTTTGGTTTCACTGCCCGAACGGAGGCAGCAGGCATGCACTTGAGGCAATGAAGCTGAAAGACATGGGAGTTAAGGCTGGCATTCCTGACTGCTTAATATTAGATCAGCGCAATGGTTACTCAGGATTAGCCATAGAGCTGAAGGTAGGCTACAATAAGCCATCTGAGCAGCAGTTAGCTATATTTGACAAATTAGTTGAGCGCAACTGGCTCGTGGTGGTCTCCTGGTCTTTGGATGAGGTCATAGACATAATAGATAATTATTACAATCATGAACATAAATGAAAATGGATTCTGGGAGAATCCGACAAGTGAAGGCCATGCCTATGATAAGCATCTGGCAGCTGCCATAGTAAAGCTATTCAAGAAGAATCAGTTTAACAGTGTGTTAGACTTAGGCTGCGGCATGGGTGAATACTCTCACCTGCTCCAGGCATACAATTACAAGGTGCATGCTTACGATGGCAATCCTAATACACCACAGCTCACTTGTGGGCTTGCCAAGGTTGCTGATCTGAGTAAGCCATTTGATTGCGGCCATCAGGTTGATGTGGTCATGAGTCTGGAAGTGGGTGAGCATATCCCAGCAGAATTTGAGCAGACATTCCTCGATAATTTGGTGGTCAGTAAGCCTAAGATGATTATCCTATCATGGGCAATCCCTGGGCAGGTAGGCGATGGGCATGTGAACTGCCAGCCTAATAGCTACATTGAGGCCCAGATGAAGCTCAGAGGCTATGCCATCAACAATGCCATCAGTATGCAATTAAGGTCTAGGAGCAGCCTGTGGTGGTTCAAGAACACCATCATGGTTTTTATCTGATTTTTTTTGTGATAGTTTTTCTATCTGAATATTTGCAGTTTATTTGCAAAAAATTAATCTAACCAATGGAAGAACTAACCAAATTAAAGGCAGACCTGGCAGAGAGCCGGAGGCATGCTGACAATCATCGGCGCAGCAGAGACTACCACAAGGAGCAGAATGCCAAGCTCAGGAAAGAGATTGACCTACTTACTGAGGCTGTCTCATGGTGGCATAATGAGCATGACCAGCTAGATCATGAGATAACAGAGTGCCAAAGGCATCACAGGGCTTGGATGGCCTTCTCCATTGTCATGGCTTCCTATGCCATTGGAATGACTGTTCTTTTCGCCTGGTGCATAAGGTCATGAGAGACTTCACTAAGTTCACCTGTTTTATCCGTGGTGTGCTGGAGACAGGCTATGTAATTAAGCACTCAGAAGACATTAAGCTCAAGAGAGAGGTTAAGATGCACTTCAATAGGTTGCTAAATGAGGCAACCCAGTTCGAGAAGTTTCTGCATAATCATCTTGGCCCAGAGATGGCCCAGGCTGAAGATACTATCAATTCAGCTGTGGTTGATTTAGTCTGGCAGATATTTGACATGAGCGAGGAAGAGGTGCAGAAATTTTTTGATCATATCAATGCGTTTCAGGAAAAGTAGTTAAGTTTGCATTGGCTTAGGCCACCGGATTACGACCCCGGTCTTTAGTAGAAAGTTATGAAGAAATCAACAGCCCCATTCGGTTATTACCTGTCAGCCTTACTTTCGGCTGGTCGTAGCAGGGAACGCCGGATGGGGTTTTTGTTTTATGGAACTAGATGATATTATTAAAGCAGTTAGGCAAGAGCCTGAATTTATTCAAAGTGTACAAAGGCAAAATAAAGGCCTTTATGATCGGGAAATAGTCCTGATTTATCGATTACTTATTGATAAGTACTTTGACCATTTGGACAAATTAAGTCCAAAAGATGCCATCTATCTTTTCAAACAATTAAGCAAGATGTTGGTATGAATGGCTATCAATTAACCAGGCAATGGTTTTCATTCAAATTTGAAAACAGCCACAAAGTAAGTTCTGCTCATACTGAGTTTTACTTTTACCTTCTTGATCGCTGGAATCGATTTGGTCAAAAAGAGGTTTTTAGTTGCCCAAGATTATTAACCATGGAAGTTCTTGGAATAGGTAGCCAAAATACTTACAAGAGAATTTATCAGGATTTGATTGCTTTTGGATTTATTGAAGAAGTCTCAAAAGCATGCAATAGATATAAGGAGGCTTCTTATGTTAGATTGTCAAAAAATGACATTCTATCTGATTCTCTATCTGATTCTCTACCTGACAATCTAAGTGACATTCTATCTGATACAATAATAGAACTAAAGAATATAGGAACTAAAGAACTAAAGAAAGAGGGAGGTGAGAAAAAAGTTAAAGAGAAAAAGAAGTTTATTGCTCCATCAGTTGATGAAGTCAGAGCTTACTTTGAAGAGAAGGCATATCCACTTGACCTGGTTCAGCAAGTTTATAGTCACTATGCAGATGCAGATTGGACTAAGGCTAATGGTGGCAAGGTCATAGATTGGAAAAGGACAATCAGCAATAATTGGCAAGAGAAATTTGATAGGCATAACGCAAGGCAACAGCAGTCATATCAGAATGTAAATCAAAATTATTATCCGCCGCGCCCCGAAGAAGACCCAATCTTACTCAGGCAGGAAGTCCATAGCAATTATGGAGACTATGTGAGGCATTGTCTGAAAGTAGGACATCAGCCTGAGAAGCCTAAATATCCAGAGCTTGTTCCTGCGGACTTTGACCATATTGCCTTCATCAATCAAATCAAATCTACCCTATGACTGTTACCTATTTTGACAACTTCCGAAAGGTGGATGACCCAAAGTTCTTCCCGGTGGACATGGTGCTGGACAGAATCAAGAATGGCACTTCAAAAGAACTGATTGAGCAGCTCAGGTCAATTCAAGACCCAGAGCAGCAGAGGGATTTCAAGCTGAACAAGCTGCCATTAATCTGCTTCGCAGGACAGTTTACCAGGAGAGCAGCCGTGGCCTTCAAGAAAGCCTCCGGTTTAGCAATTATGGACTGGGATGATGTGCAACCAGAAAGCCTGAGAGATCTGCAAACCATCATCATTTCTGAGCCTTACACCTATGCTTGCTGGGTGTCTCCAAGAGGAGGCCTGAAAGCACTTATGCGGATAGCCGATGCCGAAAAATATAAGGAGCAATATGAGGCACTCCTGGATTACTTTAATGCCCTCACGATTGACTATTGCCAGGCAGACAAGGCGAACAAGGACATAGCCAGAGGATGCTTTGAGAGCTATGACCCTGACCTATACATCAACAAAGAGGCAATACCTTTTAAACTCTACATCCGCCATGACCGATTGCAGATGCCAACCTATGAGAGTAAAGTTGAGCTTATACCGAAAATCCTGAAATGGACAGCCAGCAAAAACCAATACTTTCAGGATGGTCAGAGAAATCACTTCATCCTATGTTTTGCCGGAGCTTGCTGCCGATTTGGAGTAGATCAATATGATTGCCTAGCCTTCTGCGATAATCAGTTTCTGGCTAATGATACGAGCTTCAGCCGCAAGGAATGTGAGCAGACAATAGCCAATGCCTACCGATACTGGGCCAATCAATTTGGCACTGCTGAAATGACCGCTGGAAAGGTCATTGACAGCAAGACACTGATGGAGATTGATGTTGCGCCTCCTGCCGAGTTATTTGACACTTCAATACCAGCTAAAGATGTTGTCTATGGAAGCTCAGTCATGGACAAGGCTCTGGACTTGCTTGAAAATGGCTTGCCATTTCTTGACAACATTGGCATCCCTATGCTTGATGACCTATTCAAGTTCAGGAGAGGGGAAATCACTCTTCTCTCAGGTCATGGCAACCATGGTAAGTCCAGCATAATGAAGTTTATGATGCTCTGCCATGCTGCTCTCTATGGGCGCAAGTTTGCCATCTTCCCTCCAGAGGACAACCCAGCGGAGATGTTTTACCATGACCTTGTTGAAATGCTACTTGGTCAGGAATGCTCACCTAAAAACAATTATAGGCCGACAAAGGAAGCCTATGAGAAAGCATACCGATGGGTGAGCGACCATTTCTTTTACATCTATCCAGAAACCGAAAGTCCTACTCCTGCTTACATTAAGCAGCGATTTCTCGAACTCATCATCAAAGAGAAAGTTGATGGGTGCGTGATTGACCCTTTCAACCAAATGGATAATGACATCAGCAGAGCTGGTGGTAGAGATGATCAATATCTCAGCCAAGTTCTTGGAGACTTTGCCCGATTTGCTAACTCAAACAATGTTTACTTTTTCATCTTGAGCCATCCAAAGGGAGGAAGCAAAAAGAACAACCAAGAAAATTACCCTTGTCCTGATGTTTATGATTTAGCCGGAGGTGCAATGTGGAACAACAAGATGTGGAATATTCTCATTTATCATCGCCCTATGTTTTATACACATCCGACTGACCCAGTTTGTGAGCTTCACACTAAAAAGATTAAGCGCAAAGAAGTAGGCAAACGAGGGTTTATTCAGTTTGAGTACAACTACCCAAAGCGGAGGTTTATGTTTAACGGTGGTGATCCTATGAACAGAATTTTGGGTCTTCTGAACTTAAATGCTTACTTGCCTACTCCTGAAATTTTAGCTCCGGACTTAAACGATAATTTCAACATAGATGACCTTCCTTTCTAGTGTAAATATAAGCCAAGTGCCTGCCCAATGGGAGGGGCGAAGCACCTATTCCAATGATTTAATTTACTCACTAAAAGAAACAGACATGAACAAGCAAGATTGCCAGGATTACCTAGGCCGAAAAATTACTCAGCTAAAAAATAAGCTGGAACTTCAGGATGCCGCACTTGGTCATAAGCGTAGATGGTCTAATCAGCTTGAAGTCTATGAGGCAATTCTGAAATACTTATCTTTGCCTAAATATTAAAAATATGCCACTCAAAAAAGGTTACTCAGCTAAGACAGTTAGCTCCAACATCAAGACAGAGATGAAGGCAGGCAAGCCTCAGAAGCAGGCCGTAGCCATTGCTCTGTCTGTGGCTAAGAAGGCCAAGAAGGCAGCGAAAAAGAAATAATCAACCACAAAACAAGGGGCGGAAGCCCGGTACTAAAATTATGGCAGCACCTAAAGGAAATCAATGTTGGCAGCTCAGGCTCAAGCATGGGCTAGATGGTAGGTTTAAAACTCCAGAGGAAATCCTTGAGAATTTTGAACAGTATGTTCAGTGGGCCGAGGAGAATCCATTGATTGAAGTGGACTTCAGAGGTAAGGATGCAACTGAGGTTAAATTGCCAAAGAAAAGGCTGCTTACAAAGGAAGGCTTCGCGCTTGCCTGTGGCTTCGCTTCATGGGCTACCATTGCAGTTTATAAAGGCAAATCAAAAGATTTCGCTCAAGTCTTTACACGCATAGAGCAGGCCATCTACACCAGCAAGCTGGAAGGGGCTGCAAGTGGCCTATTCAATCACAATATCATCGCCAGAGATTTGGGCTTGATGAACCAGGAGCAGGTCAATATGCAAGTGGTGGAGGTCATTAAGCCAAGGCCTAACAAGAAGGGAGCAGAGCAGGAGGCTGATGCCGAAGGTTGATTTGTCAAGTCCTGACCTGTGGCAGGATAAGTACCTTGATGCAGTAACTGACCCTAAGACTTACAATATCCTATGGGGCGGAGCTGGTTCGGGCAAGAGCCAGACCATGATTCAGCTGTTCCTGGCTGAAATATGCGACAACAAGGCCAACCAGTTCCAGACCTTTTTTGTCATTCGCAAAGTAGCGGCTACCATCAGGAACTCAGTCTTTGCTGACTTCAGGAATAAGATTAGCCAATGGGGTCTAGATAAGCTCATTAAGGCCAAGACAGGCTACATGGAGCTTCAATCTGGCACTAATAAGATTGTGTTCCTTGGCTGTGATGATCCTGAGAAGCTCAAGTCACTCAGCCAGGCTAAGTACATCTGGATTGAGGAGGCCACTGAGCTTACTCTGGAGGACTTCACTCAGATAACTCTGCGACTCAGGGGCAAGTCAGAGCATCCAAAGCGTTTCTTTCTCAC